GCCCACTTTGCTATGTTCAACTGTGAAGAAGTGTTGAAACATAGGTTCCCTGTTGGTGAGGACGCAGAGGCAGGACGAGTGCACAAGCGACTGAAGGCGATGTTGGAGGGATGTGATTCATTCTGCTATGATTTCGACGACTTTAACGCTCAACATTCTACTTCAAGTATGTTAGCTGTGATCAAAGCGTATAGGGACGTATTCGCACCTGCGATGACAGAAGAACAACTCGCGGCTATGAACTGGATACTTGACAGTTATATGGACATTATGGTCTACCCGCTGCAAGATGGACCGTATAGACCTAACGGGACCCTATTATCTGGTTCACGGTTGACCACCTTCATAAATACTGTACTTAACTATGTATATATGGACATAGCGGGAGTATTCGAGCATCCTGATGTAGTAGACTCGGTGCATAACGGTGACGACGTGTTGATAGCGATTAGGAGTGTGAAGGCAGCCATAGATGTCCATGACAAGATGGCGGACATAAATGCGAGGGCCCAACCTGCAAAGTGTAACATACTGTCAGTGGGCGAGTTCCTACGGGTAGAACACAAAATTGAGATGTCTGACGGTCTAGGCTCTCAGTACTTATCGCGGGCATGTGCAACAGCTGTACATTCGCGAATAGAATCACAGATGCCAGTCAGGGCACTAGACGCTGTGTCCGCTACTGTCACAAGGATGGGAGAGTTAAAGCGTCGTGCTCCTGCAGCATCAGAGCAGATAGATTTACTCACAATTAAGATATTCAAGCATCTATCTATCGTGTTCAACACGCCATATGACAAACTAGCAACTGCGGCATCAGCACACAATGTCGTCGGAGGCTGTAGCGATGATAGGTGGGCGCCAGTGGAGTGGAAGGTGCGTGAGGTGATACCATATCACCTGAGGGAGGATGAGGAATCATCCTCTATCGAACAGGCTGTAGTACCCGGTTGCCGGGACTACGCAGCTCTAATGGAAAGAAGACTGAACGGAGTGATACCCTTCAATAAGATACACCAAAGTGTGTCTAGAGCTACGCGGGCTCAACTTGCCATAACGCGGGAATCGAAACTAGTATTAGATGA